CCCATAATGTTAGCGGTGCTGGCGGCTCTGGATATGTGGTTATTAGATATAAATTTCAATCTTATTAGAGGTAGATAATATGGCACATTTTGCAGAAATAGATTCACTACAAAGAGTTATCAGGGTATTAGTTGTTGATAATAAAAATACACAAGATGCTGATGGTAATGAAGTAGAATCCATAGGAGCTAAATATTTACATGATGGTTTTGGCGGAACATGGGTAAAAACTTCTTACAATACTCAAGGTGGTATTCATCACTTAGGTGGAACTCCTTTTAGAAAAAATTATGCTGGAATAGGTTATACTTATGATGAAGCTAAAGATGCTTTTATACCACCTCAAACTTATCCCTCTTGGACATTAAACGAAGATACTTGTCATTGGGAAGCACCAGTTGCTTATCCTGATGATGATAAATATTATGAATGGAACGAAGAAACAACAAGCTGGGATGAGTTTGTAGTATAAAATATATTCTTTACAGTGCAAAATTCTTAGTATAAAATATATTCTTTACAGTGCAAAATAAAGAAAAAAAACGAATGAATAGTAAAACCGATATAATAAAAGATTATATGGGTATTTTTCCCAAGGCTGCCACTCAACAATATTGTGAAGACCTAATTAAATGGTTTGAGTACAACAATAAAGAGGGAAGTGGAGGTGGAAAAAATACAGTGAGTAGACAGGAACTTGAAAATGGTATTTCAAAAACAGATAAAGACTCTGAAATATATTGGTTAGGATCACATAATAGAATGCTGGCACGCGATGACATCCTTCTTGCAGAGTTTAATAAAATGGTCTGGAAAGCTTACGATAAATTTAAAACTGTTTATGGAGCCGGTTTAGATCAACTAGGTCTTCATAAAATGTCTCCATCAGTCAAGATTCAAAGATATCAACCAACACAAGGTTATCATGTTTGGCATCCAGAGGTTACTAATCAGGAAAATGCAGGAAGAGTATTGGTTTGTCTTTTATATTTAAATACGGTTGAAGAAGGAGGGGAAACTGAATTTTTATATCAAAAAATGCGTGTACCCGCAGTTCAAGGGACTTTAGCAATGTTTCCTACTACATGGACTCATCTTCATAGAGGTAATCCTCCTCTTAAAGGAAATAAATATGTTATAAATACTTGGCTGGAGTTTGTAGTATAAAATAAATATTTGGCTTCCTTTAAATGCTTAGTATGAAAGAACGGACCCCAATCCTAAAGTAGCCTCTATTCTTTAATCTATTGATTCCTACCACGATCTAGTATATTTTAACCGGAAACGGATTTCGTATGCTAGAATTTATAAAAAGGAGTTTTAAGATATAGTCTTTCCACCCTCTTTTGTGAATGATATAATAAGCCAATATAGTATACTCATTATGGCATTACAAAAAGTAACATTAAAGCCTGGTTTTAATAAACAAGCCACTTCTTCACAAGCAGAAGGAGAATGGGTTGATGGAGATAATGTACGTTTTCGTTATCAATCCCCCGAAAAAATTGGTGGTTGGAATCAAAAAACCGAAAACACTATGGTAGGAGCTGGCCGAGCGCTTACTACTTGGACGGCTATAGATGCTACCAAATATGCAGCTATAGGAACTAATAAGATGCTTGCACTCTATAGTGGAGATTCTTTTTATGACATTACTCCTCTGGCTAATACGGTAAATACTTGTACCATTACTTCAACTACGGGATCGAGCACTGTAACTATTGATAAAACTTCTCATGGATTAGAAAAAGGAGCTTTATTAATATTTGATAATGTCACTATCCCAGCAGGTTGTAGTTTTACAACGGGCGATTTCACCACTAATACTTTTGAAGTCCAAGCGGCAAGTGCTAATAGTTTTAATGTAGTGATGGCTTCCACAGAGACAGGAGGAGGAGCCTCCACTGGAACTGGACTAGATGTAGAACCTTATGAAGTTATCGGGCCTATTAATCAAACTTTCCAATATGGTTGGGGTACTGGAACTTGGAGTGCTTCTACATGGGGCACAGCAAGAACTTCATCAGATATTATTCTAGATCCTGGCTCTTGGTCTTTAGATAATTTTGGACAAAAACTTATTGCTACCATTCATAATGGTAAAACTTTTATTTGGGATCCAGGTCTTTCGAATCCTTTAACCAAACGGGCAGTCATAGCTACAGGCAATCCAACTAAATCAGTTATGTCGATTGTCTCTGATCGAGACAGACATTTAATTCAATTAGGTACTGAAATAACTATTGGAACTGCTTCAACTCAAGACAGAATGTTCGTTCGCTTTTCAGATCAGGAAGATGAAACAGATTATACTCCTACTTCTACTAATACAGCTGGAACCATGTATCTTGATCAAGGCAATAAAATTGTAGGAGCTGTGCAAGGTAAAGACTACATTTTAATTTTAACTGATACCGCAGCTTATATAATGCAATATGTAGGACCTCCTTTTACTTTTAGTATAAGGCAGGTGGGCTCAGATTGTGGAGCTATTGGACAACACTCTATTGTATATGCCAATGGAGTAGTGTTTTGGATGGGGGCTACCGGTGGATTTTTTATGTTTGATGGCTCTGTTAAAACGGTCCCTTGCTTAGTGGAAGATTTTGTCTTCACAACCCAAGGTACTAATTTAGGAATTAATTATGACACAGGAAGTGAGTTAGTCCAGGGAGGGCACAATGCTTTATTTAATGAAGTCTCTTGGTTCTATCCTCAAAATTCAGGGACCCAAATTGATCGAATCGTAACTTATAATTATTTAGAACAGGTGTGGACAACAGGAACCTTAGATAGAACAAGCTGGGCGAATGCAGATATTTTTGATTTACCTTTTGCAACTCAATTAGATCTAGCAAACCCTCCAGATTTCCCTACAATTAATGGAGTGACCAACGGGCGTAGTGTTTTATATGAACAAGAAACAGGAACCAATCAAGTCCGTACTTACACTACAGGAACAGTAACCACAGCCATCTCTTCTTCGATTCAATCAGGAGATTTTGATATAGATGTACAAGGAGATGGGGAATATTTTATGAGTGTGAGAAGATTTATTCCTGACTTTAAAAATCTTAATGGAACAGCCAATGTAACTATTTATTTGAGTCGATTTCCAAATGATACAGCAACGGGCTCTCCTCTAGGACCTTTTACTGTATCCACTTCTACCCAACAGATTTGGACACGAGCACGAAGTCGGCTAGCTAGTTTTAAAATAGATGCGGATGAACTAAATGGAACATGGCGTTATGGTTTATTTAGATTTGATTCCAGACCAGACGGGAGACGTTAATGGCTAAAATTACTCTAAATATTCCAGAACCTACTGAAGAGTATGATGTTTCTAATTCACGACAGCTTCTTGAAGCTCTCGCAACTTTTAAAAATCAATTGAACACTTCCTATCAGAAGGATTTAAAAAACGAGCAGGAAGCTTTAAACTTTTTTCTATTATGAGTATACAATATAAAAATGCTGGTTTTTATCTAACCACTACTAATTTAACTACATGCTTAACAATGGATGCTGGCTCTCGAGCTCTTATTCAAAATATTCAATGTGCTAATACTTCTGCTGGAGCTGTTATTATGCAATCTAAATTTTTAGATAGCTCGGCTTCAACTACTTATCAAATTAGTACTGAATCATTAAACCCGGGAGCGACCACTAATCTAGCATCGGGAGTTTTAGTTCTCGAAGAGAGCGATGCTTTAAAAATACAATGTGCAGCAACGGCTAATGTAGCTACTGGTGTGATTTCTTATGCATTAATTAATCGTACTGACGAAAATGGGTAATGCGCCTAAATGGGGGGCGAATACTTACCATAAAAGAACGCTTAAAAAAAGGCCTGGACGCCACGCCAAAAGTTACAGTAAAAGAATCCCCAGGAGAAAAAAAACGAGAGGACAAGGATGACAAAGTATAAAATAGTAAACGGAGAGAAGGTACCTGTGTTACCCGCTAAAGCTAAAGAAATAGTGAAGCATAAAAAAACAGGTAAAATCTACGAATCTAAAGAAGAGTTTGATAAAGACGTAGCAGATCCTAAAACAGATACTAAAGCAGAAGATTTTAGACAAGATTTAGAAATAACTGTTGCATCTTTAACAGTATTTGGTAAAAATAATAAGTAATGTTGCCTTATGGTGGAACGGAAATTCAATATGATTACTTAAAAAAATATGCTACTAAGCATCTTTTAGATTTAGTTCAGATCACTACTTCCATCCCTGAAAAAGAACCCCTCCATCCCCTTCGACCCAATATTCTTTGGATTAAAAATTCATACGATCAACCTAACTTAGCCCCATGGTTTAAAAATAAAGAAAATCATAGCAAATATGATTGGTATGTTTTTAATTCTCATTGGACATATGAAAAATACAGATACATTTTTAAGGTACCTGATACCCGTAGTCTTGTAATAAAAAATGGTATTGATTACGAGGAACTTAAACTCAAAACAGATTTTACTTACAAGGCTCCTTTAAAGTTGGTTTATTTTTCAACTCCCTGGAGAGGACTAGACGTTCTTCTCAAGGCAATGGAAATTTTAAAAAACGAAAAAGAAATTGAGCTCGATGTTTATGCA